ACCACGTGGTCTTCAGACCATTCGTCCGCGCCGATGGCTGAGAGAAGTTCCTTGGCTCGCGCAGAATTGTTGGGGCAAATGGCAATTTGTTCGATCATGAATTTCATTTTTGAATCTCCTAGAAGGGTTAAGCGCCGTAAGGCAAAATGCAGCCGGTCAAGTACTTGTGGTGTTCCTTGTCCTGCAATAAGTAAGCAACGAAGTCCGCCACGGCGCGTGGGGGAGTTTCCTCGCCGGTCAACAACCCAGCCAGTTGATACTGTTGGGCGTATTCTTTTGTCCAGCCACGAGTGGCGACAACCTGATCGTCGATCGAGCCGCTCATGCCGGTGTTGGACATCTTGTTGGGTGCGATCCCGAAGACGGTGATGCCGTGCTTCTTGGTGAGCTCACGCGCCAGTTGCAGCGTCATGATGTGAGCGGCGCCCTTGGAGGCGTTGTAAGCCAAAGAACACGTCATCGGCATGTGCGCCGCGTTGGAAACGATGTTGATCACTGTGCCTTTGGATTGAATGAGCTTGGGCAACAAAGCGCGGGTCATCATGTAGATGCCCTTGGCGTTCACGTCCATGACCTCGTCCCATTGACGCTCTTCGAAGTTCTCCAGCCAATCGATCAGGTTCACACCGGCGTTGTTGATCAACACGTCCAGCGTTTCCATCTCGGCGAGCTTGCCCACGAAGTGCGGGTCTCGAACGTCGTTGCCGTCAGCGATGTCGTACTCGAAAACGGTGTGACCTTCGTTGATGAGTTTCACGACCAAAGCCGCGCCCAGCCCGTTGCCGGAGCCGGTGATAAGAATGTTGCTCATTGTTGTTCTCCTTCTAAAATAATCTGTTCAATCATGGCGCTGTAAACGCCGTCGTCGTGGATCGAGTCTTGGTGCTGCAAGCCGCTGATGGCGAACCGCGAGAGCTTCACCAGCTTCAACTCGAACAAGTGGAACTGCGAGCTGTGCAGGATCTCGGGCGGCACGCCGTTGGGGAAGAGCACAGCCATGAGTTTGCCGACCATGCGGAAGTTGTCTCCGTAAACGGCATTGCGGGCGCGGTAAGTCTCGGCCATTTCGACGAGGATGTCAGATGCGTTTTTTGGCTTTGGTTGCTTGGCCATTTTGGTTCCTTGGGTTGGGGTTGGTGTAAGCGCATTCGTGGTGGATGAATCGAACCTCAGCATTCACGCCCAAGCCGCGATACATGTCGACCACGTCTGACCGGTCGTCGTAGGCGCAAGCGATGTCCTGAATGGTCAAGTTGCTTTTGTCCAAAACGCTGAGCAATTGCTGGCGCTTCAAGTCTCGTGAATGTTGATGGTCGTTGTTGTCCCGCATCATCAACACTGCAGGCACGATCCCACGGCGGCGCAACCACTCTTCGGTGGTGGCTTGGTACATGATCGGGCGAGCCGTGAAAACAATCACGGCGTGCTGCGTGTTGATGAACAACTCTTGATTGCCCACGCGGTCGAAGCCTGCAAGCAAGTGGTAGTTGTGGTAACGGTTCAACGGGTCTTCGAACGACCAGTCGATGTGCTTGATGCGCCAAGCGTCGTCAGCGATGCAGTTGTCCAAGTCGAGGATGATCGCGCTCATGATGCGTTCCTTTGCGCGATGCGTGCGCGATTGATTGTGAGAGCTTGCTCGTCCGGTGTCCATTCATTGCACCACTCCGTGCAGACGTCGACCTCCGGCGGCGCGTCGAATCCAGGAGTGTAACCACGGCGCAACATCTCCGTGCGCAACTCCTGCCAACGCCTCCGAACGAAGCCGAGCCGCGTGTAAAAGAACTTCACGTGGCCGGTGCCGAGCGTGTAATGCGCTGGAGCCTTCAAAGGTCGGCCAACCGAACAAGCGTTGGCGGCGAGCCGGAACACGCGAGGCAACTCGCGCCACTCGGCCACAAGGTGTTGCCTAGACAACTCCTCGGCTGGAACACAATTGATGCGGGTCATTTGCCTGCCTCCTTGCGCATCTTGTCGACGATCTTGAGCAGTTGACCTTTCTTGAGCAAGTCGCCGCCGTACTCGCGCTGGGCGAACGCTTCAATCTCGGCGAAGTAATCACGACCTTGTTGGAACAAGAACTTCTCAGCCCAAGGGTGCACGCGCAGGACTTCGTCGACCATGCCGTTGATGACATTCTGGTACTCAGACTGGGTGCGTCCACCGGTGCGAGCCTTGGCCAAGTCCACAAAGGTGCGCAAGTTGAACTTGGCCACAATGTTGGTGGATATGTTCGTAGGCAAGATGCCGCGTGCGTCCTCAGCCGCTTGTCCTAGTTCGAGCAGCCGTGCGTAGGCGAGCTTGATCTCGTTGAGGCAGGCGTTGATCACGTTCATTGCCATCGGGTCGGCGAGGTTGCGGTCGGTGTAGATGTAATCGAAGTCGTTCATGTTCAGCACGCGCATGGTTTGCTGAGCGTAAGACGCGGCGCGGGTGCGGACTTGTTGGTGAGTGTATGCGCGAGAAACGCCTTCGACGAGGAACGTGTAGTCCACAAACTCCCAGCTGGACGGAATCGTGTTGGCCATGTATTCCAACTCGGCGAGTTTGTCCTCTTGCGAGCGGTTGCGGATCTCGTCCAACAATCCTGGGTTCATCGTCAGGCGCGTGGCCTTGGTGAACATGAGCAGGTTTTCGGCGTCCTGCGTGTGGTTGATTAAGGTGACTTTCATATCGTGCTCCAGTTCTGAGTTAAAAAGTTATCGGGGAGGATCCGCCTCCCCTTTCGGTTTCACTCGCCTTTGCTGGCGAGAGTGAATTCGTGCTCCTTGTCGCCGTGCTCGTAAACGCCAACGCCAGACTCTTTGAGCGCCATGCGGAACTTGATGTGTTGTTCCAAGGGCAACTTCAAAGCAACAAAGGCGGCGCGCACTGAACGGTACAAGTTGCCGTCGGCCATGACTTGGTCGCGGCGTGAGCGCTTGGCGGCGACAGCTTCGTCAGCCCAAGACTCGCTGATGGCGGCGGAGCGCTTGACGCTACGACCCTTGATCAATGGACCGAACTCTCCTCCGCAACCGAGGCACAAGTATTCGTGCTTGTCGAGCAAGGGCAAGTCGTTCTCGCGCTGGTCGGTGTTGGTGGTGTAGCCGTTGCTCAAGTGGGTGCCGCAGCAAGGGCAGTGGCTAATGCCGAGTTCTTTGACGAAGTGTTCTTCCACTTTTAATTCCTGTTGGGGTTGGACAGCACGCAAGGCGGCGAGTTGCTTCTCACCGGCGGCGCGTGAAGAGAATTTCTTGACGGACTTGCCGGTCAAGGCGTTGTACTCGGCTACCATGTCGGCGGTTTTCATTTCGGTGATGTTGTTCATGTGGATTCCTATTTCTAATTTAGTCCGGTCAAGCCGACCGTACAGATATTATGCAACATTATTTTAGATCCGGCAACAACTATTTTCAATTTATTTTACGTTTGCTCGCATTCTGTCGTAAGTCGTTGTGTTAACAAGTCTTTTTATGACAGAAATGTCCTTGATGACGTCGTCCAAAAGCAAGTTGCGCCAAGTGCCGAAGCGCCCAAGGCTGAAAATTGAGTAGCTGTGCGTGAGCTCGAAGATGAATTGCTTGCGCCATGCGTCGTCGACTTTGGCAATTTTGCCGTAGCGCTGAGAGACTTTCTCGATCGGCTCGCAATCACTGGCCGCCAACCCGAACGCCTCGAACATCATGTCGGCGCTGTTGTCGGCTTCGCCAGCGTATTCCGCGATGAGCAAGTCACCTGTGATGGACGCACGGTAGAGGCTTGTTTCCAACGAGGGAAAATAGATGCTCTGGAACACGTCCGCTCCAGGAACGCGCCAACGTTGCACCGTGATCGGTTCGTATTGAAACTTGGGGGCGTGCTGCGGAGCGCCGGTGGGGTCGAGTTGTTGAACGAGCTTGAGCATGACGTTCATCGGGAGCGTAGAAATAATAGGGTCAGTTTCTTTCTCGACTTCTTCAGCCGTGACCGGATGGTTCCACTCGATGCGCCCACGGCAACGGTCGACGAGTTGACCGATGAAGTCTTCCGGCGCGATGAACCGTTCAGACGGAGCCAAGTTCCAAATGCTCCGGTCGGCGAGCTTGCCGATCACTTTGAGGGAGTACCAGTTGGCGAGTTGGATAGAAGGGGCAACGCTTTTGCCGTCGAGCCACAAGCCCTTGTGCACCTTCACTTTGCGGAACTCGACGCCCACCGCGTCGCCCACAGCTGAAGACCGGAACCGCAAAACGGCTTTGTGTTGTTGAGTGTTTTCGGGGGAAGCTTCGAAGATGCGAGCTTGCTGAAGAACACTGCCTGCCAAGAGACCCGCGATCCCTGCGCCGTAGATTTTCATTGCCGTTCCTTTTTCTGAGTTAGTAAGTTCTTGTCGCTTATTATGCCTCAGAAAGTACGTGTGAGCAAACTTTTTTTGCGTTAATTTAAAAAATAGTTTGCCTTCTCCTCCAAAAGCAAGGGATAATAATCGGGCAACCTTGCAAAACTAGATAAAAGAGAACTCCGAATGAAAGCACCTACGGTTTACATAACCCAGATTCCGCACAAGCGCGACCCTGAAACGAGGGCGTTCGTTCCGTCGATCAATATTGCGCCAGCCGCCGAACACGGCGAGTTGGTGGTGATGATGCCTCCGCGTGCGCCGTTCCATGCCACCCAAGACTTGGTGCGGCAAATGCGCGAGCATCTCAAGAACTATGACTATGAGGCGGGTGACTGCCTGATAGCTATGGGAGATCCTTCCGTCATCGCTGTGGCCTGCGCCATTCTCGGTAAAGAGATTGGGCGGTTCACGATTTTGAAATGGGATCGAAACGTGGGGCGCTATTTGCCGAGCCACGTTCAAGTGTAATTCTCACAACTTAGAAAGGAGTACGTCATCATGACAATCAGTTTAGACTCAATGGCCGCGTTGGCTAGAGCTTTGGTGGATGCGGATGCTGCGGTGGAGCGAGCCGAAGTCAATCTGAAAGAAACCAAAGAGCGTGCACGCGTCTTGCGGGAAGAAACCATTCCCAGTGCTATGCAGGAATTGGGGTTAGAAGAGTTGAAGCTCGACACAGGCCAAAAGCTCAGTGTCAAGCAAGACGTCTACGCCTCCATCCCCGCCGACCAAAAGGAAGCCGCTTACGCTTGGTTGGACGACAATGGGTTCGGTGGTCTGATAAAGGTCGAGGTCAAAACCGACTACCCGAAAGGCGAAGCCGCCGCCGCGTTGGAGCTTTTCCAAGAGCTGCAACTGCGTGGGCTCAGTTCCCAGTTTGGACAAAGCGTCCATGCGCAAACGCTTAAGGCTTTCTTGCGAGAGCAAATCGCCTCCGGCACGAACGTGCCCTTAGACTTGTTTGGTGCCCGTCCAGTTTGGACAGCCAAGCTCAGCAACCGTTAACTCATAAAAGGAATACTCATCATGGCTACAAAGAAAACATCAACCGCTCTCGTCCAAAACGCAACCTCAACCGCCGTCGCATTGCCGATGGAGGACTTTGCCGCCGATGCGGGCATGGGCATGGAAGGCGCGGACAAGGCGTCGTTCGCGATTCCCTTCATCACCGTGTTGCAAGGCTTGTCTCCGCAGTTGGAAACCGTCGACGGCGCGAAGCCTGGATTGTTGATCAACACCATCACCAACGAACTGTTCAAAGAGGTCTTGGTGGTGCCTTGCGCTTACCAACGGCGCTTCTTGCGCTGGGCACCACGCGACGCGGGTGGCGGTTACAAGGGCGAGTACAACCCTGTGGACGTCGAAACCGGCAAGATCCAAACCGTGCCCAACGACAAAGGTCAACCGACCTTGGAAGGCGACTTGCTCAAGGACACGCGCAACCACTTTGTGATGGTGCAAACGGCGTCGGGCGCTTGGCAACCGGCGTTGCTCTCGCTGAGCAGCACCCAGATCAAGAAGTCCAAGCGTTGGATGAGTTTGATTCAAGGGCTGGAGATGCGCGCCGCCAACGGCAAAGCGTTCAACCCGCCGAGCTTCAGCCACGTTTACCGCCTGAAGTCCGTCAAGGAAGAGAACTCACAAGGTTCTTGGTGGGGGCTGGAGATCAGCATCGACTCACCCGTGGGCGACTCTGAACTCTACGCCAAGGCCAAATCCTTCCACGCTTCCGTGGCCGCAGGCGACATCGAAGTCGCCCCACCACAACCTGATGCGGAGAACGGTGCCAGCGGCGGTGACGAGCGCTTTTAAACAGCGCTACGCAACTCCGTGAAACAAAGGGGGTGCGACTGTGCTCCCTTTTTTCTTGCAACGTGTTCCCCACAGGAAAATAGAAGATGATAGACAAACAAGAAGTATTGAAAGCCGCGTTGGAATACGCAGCGCAGGGGTGGTTGGTTTTCCCGCTCCACACCGTCGACGACGCAGGCAAATGCTCTTGCGGCAAAGACCCATGCACCGACGCAGGCAAACATCCCCGCGTAGCGCGTGGACTCAAGGAAGCCTCCAAAGACCCAGAGCAAATTGAACGTTGGTTCGGTGCAAACTCCGAGCCAAGCAACATCGCCATCGTCACCGGCGAAGTCTCCGGCATCACCGTCCTCGACATCGACATCGGTGAAGGCAAATTCGGCGCTGAAAGTTGGGCTGAGGTCATCAAAGATCACGGCGAACCGCAAACCCTCATCGCGCAAACCGGCTCGGGTGGATCACACGTCGTGTTCCAATACAACTCCGCGCTGAAAACCGCCGGCAACGTCCTCGGCCAAGGCATCGACAGCCGCAACGACGGCGGTTACATCGTGGCCGCGCCCAGCCACCACCGCTCTGGGGGCGTTTACACTTGGTTGAACTGGGGCGACAAACTCGCCACGCTCCCCGCGCATTTGTCGCGGCGCAAAGAAACGCGAGGGCGTCCGAAGAAGGACGACATGTATCGCGGCAAGTATTAATCGAACAAGTCTCCAACATGCTGAGCTGCGTGCCCAGCGACGACCGAGACCTGTGGCGCAAGATTGGAATAATCCTCGGGCGCGAGTTTCAACGCTTGGACGAGGCTTGGGAAGTGTACCAGCAATGGTCGTCCAAAGGTTCGACCAAAAAGGGCAGAAACCACGACGGGATTATGCACGAAGCGTTTTACGAACTCAGCCAACAAGACGCGGAAAGCCGCCTGAGCATCGGCACCATCGTCAAGAGCGCCATCGACAACGGCTGGGCACCCCAAGCCGGTGAAGTGCCCATTGGGAACTTCGTCTACTATGGTCCAGGGAACAACTTCATCTACCGTCCCACGATCAGCTATTGGATCGCAGGCGCGGTCGACGCCGCCGTGAGCCCAGTGAACGAAGACGGCAAAATCATGAAGGCCAGCGACTGGCTCAAGCTCAACCAACTCGTCACCTCCATGACCTCTGACCCCGCGTTGGAGGAGGATTACATAAAAGGCCACGACTGCCGTGAAGGGGAAATCGTGCCCATTGCGGGAGCTTCGTTGTTCAACAGTTACCGCCGACCGACAATTGAATTGGGCGACGGGCGCTTGGCGCAACCGTTTCTCGAACACGTGCACCGCATCTTCAACAAGAACGGCGACGCCGACCAGTTCTTGAACTACATGGCGCATCGGGTGCAAAAGCCTTGGGAAAAACCAAGGTTCGCGTTGATGATCGCCGGAGGGCAAGGCGTGGGCAAGGACACCGCTGTGGAGATGTGTTGCCCGTCGATCGGGGTTTGGAACGTGGCCAACATCGACCCCGCCGCCTTCGAGAGCAACTTCAACGAGTTCGCCGCCTCGACCCTCGTGCGCATCTCGGAAGCCGCCAACTTGCACGAAATGTCCAAGTGGGCATTCAACGAACGCACCAAGGTGTTGATAGCCGGTTCGCCGGACACTTGCCAAATCAACCCCAAGTACGGACAGAAATACTCGGTGCGCATGTATTGCGGCGTGATCATCACCACCAACCACCTCGCGAGCGGCATCTACATCCCCGAAGACGATCGCCGGTACGACGTGATCGAAGCATCCACCATGGGCGAAATGGGTCTAACCGACGAGACGACCCGAAGAGCTTACTTCACCGAGTTGTGGGACTGGTTCCTCGCCGGTGGAGCGAGCCACATTGCCGCGCACTTGCATGAACGCGACCTCAGCGGCTTTTCCGCCAACAACGGTCAACGCAAGACGGACGCCCACCGTACGGTAGTGGCAGCAGGGCTCACAGGAGACCAATGGCTGGACGATATACTGGACAACCTAGGTTACCCTACAGGGGTCAGAGCGGATTGGGTTATAACCAAGGCGGCTGCAGCCGGAGAAAAAGACGCCGACGTGAAGCGCAAGCTCAGCAACTCGATCGGACGGTTGGGGTATACGATCTACCGCAAGCCCACAACAAAAGACGGGCGCTGGAAGTTGAACGGGAAGAACGTGACCGTTTACGTGAAGGTGGGCACGCCTGCGACGTTCAACCCTGAAAAGGAATTGGATCAGGAGCCGTTTTGATGAGAATGCACGCCATCAGCCTTGAACCAGTCCTGGTGAATACGTGTGCCTATCTCTACCAAAAGATTATTAAATATAGTAAAAGGGAAAGGGTATTATTAATAAATAGAAGAGCGTGTATAGCACACGTATTCACCAGGACTGGAATGGAGGGGGTGCTTTCTCCTTGCTTTGTAGGCCAAAAAGAAAGATAATTTAACAGACAACATCGGAGATTCAAAACATGACTGACAAAAAACCGGTTGCCAAGAAACCAAAAAGCACTCGTGGCGAAATAAAAATGCGCATGAGCAGCTCAGAGGTTCGACCCGTAGGCAGACCGAGAACAACCGTGAAGGACTTGCCCGTCGATTGGAAAGCCTTGATGCTGGACGAAGCCACCAAAGGCGGTGGACCAACTGCATTCATGGTGCGGCTCAAGATCGGGACACACGCTCTCGAAACATTGCTCACTGACGATACAGACTTTCGCAACACTTATGAAGACGGATTGCTGTTGTGCAAGTATTGGTGGGAAACAACCGGTCGCGAGCTTGCCTCCGGCGAGCGTGAAAAAGGGAATGCAACAGTATGGTCGTTGAACATGACCAACCGTTTCAACTGGCGCTCTGGCCGCAACGAAGTCGTCGGAGACAAAGATGCTCCACTGAGTGTTGAACACGCCAACCGCGAGCTGACCAAGGAAGAGTTGTTCGAGGAACTCAAGAAGCGCAACCTGCCCACAAGTGTTTTCGAAAAATGAATTCACCTTTGGAAGCCGTTGAATGGATGGACAAACTCGCCGTGCATGAAGCGCGAGATTCGTTCTGGGCTTACCGACAGTACATTCACCCCAAGATGAAGTTGGGCTGGTGGCAACGGGAAATGGCGCATGAGTTGCAGCAATTCTACGAGCGGCTCGTCGCCAAGGAACGTCCCAAGCTCGTCATCGAGGCACCGCCTCAACACGGCAAAAGCCAAATGATCGTGGACTTCATCACGTGGGTGGCAGGCAAGAACCCAGACCTGAAGACCATTTACACTTCGTTCAGTGAACGCTTGGGGGTGCGAGCCAACTTGATGTCGCAACGGATCTATGATTCCACGACGTTCAAAAAGGTGTTCCCAGAGACCCGAATCAATTCTGTGGGCACACCTGCAGGCGACGCCAAGCAAGCCACACGCAACCGCGAGCTGTTAGAGTACATCGGCGGCGAAGGCTTCTTCCGCAACACCACCGTGCGCGGCTCGATCACGGGTGAGTCTTTGGACTTGGGCGTGGTGGACGACCCGATCAAGGGGCGCGAGGAAGCCGGTTCAGAGAACGTGCGCGACAAAACATGGGACTGGTTCACAGACGACTTTTTCACTCGCTTCAGCGATGACGCGGGTCTGTTGGCGATTTTGACTCGCTGGCACATTGACGATCCGATCGGAAGGCTGCGTGCTCAGATGCCCGAAGAGGTTCGCGTGGTGAGCTACCCAGCCATCGCCGTGCGCGACGAACGCCATCGCAAGAGCGGTGAGCCGTTGTTCCCTGAGCTGAAGTCGTTGGGCTTCCTGCAAGAGCGCAAAGCCACCATGGCCAGCGTCAACTGGGAAGCTCTCTACCAGCAAAACCCGCAAATCGTCGGCGGCGAGATAATCAAGGGCGAATGGTTCGGCATGTACAAGCAACCTCCCATCATCAAGCAACGCTACATCTACGCCGACACAGCTCAGAAAACCGCCGAGCGCAACGACTATTCTGTGTTCGAATGTTGGGGCAAAGGCGACGACGGCAAAATCTACCTGCTGGACATGATCCGAGGCAAATGGGAAGCGCCTGAACTGGAGCGTCGAGCCACGGCGTTTTGGGCAAAGCACTCCAGCGTCGACTTGGCCAAGCTCGGTCAACTCCGACAAATGAAAGTCGAAGACAAGGCGTCCGGCACTGGACTGATTCAAGGTCTCAAGAACAAAGCTCGCATACCGGTGGTCGGCATCGAACGCACCAAAGACAAGTACACACGCTTGCTGGACGTGTTGGGCTACATCGAGAGCGGCTACGTGATGTTGCCGGAAGACGCGCCTTTCACCAACGACTTCATCGCTGAGTGCGAAGCGTTCACAGCCGACGACAGCCACTTGCACGACGACCAAGTAGACCCAATGATGGACGCCATCAACGATCTGCTTTCCACGACCAACACAATTAACCTATGGGAACGACAAATATGAGCAAGCCACGCCGCAACAACCGCGCCAATCCGAGCGCACAACCCGCGCCAATTTCCACCAACGACGGCTTTGCCAACTTCAACGCTCGTATGGGGCTGGGCACGCAAAACGTCCTGAGCGAGGGCACTTACATTTTCGACCTGCTCACGCGCAACCGCGTCAAGCTCGAAGCAATGTACCGTGGCTCTTGGATTGTCGGCGCGGCGGTGGACTCGGTCGCAGAAGACATGACGCGTGCAGGGGTCAACATCACTGGCACGACGGAACCCGAACAGATCAAGCAAATGCAATCCTCGATGACGCGGCTCGGCGTTTGGGACTCGTTGCTCGACACGATCAAGTGGGGCAGGCTTTACGGCGGCTCGATTGCAATGCTCGTGATCGATGGGCAAGACTCGTCGACGCCGTTGCGCTTGAGCTCGGTCGGGAAAGACCAGTTCCGAGGGTTGCGAGTTTATGACCGGTGGCGCGTTCAGCCGTCTTTAGACGACATCATTGAGGACGGGTTCGACGCAGGCTTGCCGAAGTTTTACACGGTCATCTCCGACGTCAACACCGGCGCTCTTTCCAACTTGAAGATTCACCACTCACGCGTGATCCGGTTCATCGGCATCCAGCTGCCTTCGATGCAGGCGATCACCGAGCAGCTTTGGGGCGAGTCGATCATCGAGCGCTTGTACGACCGGCTTGTTTCGTTCGACACGGCCACGAGCGGCGCGGCCAACTTGGTCAACAAAGCTCACTTGCGCACGGTTCAGATCGACAAGCTCAGGGAAGTGTTGGCGGCTGGCGGTCAGGCGGAAGAGAATCTGCTCAAGATGTTCCACCACATGCGCATGCTGCAAACCAACGAAGGGTTAACCCTGCTCGACAAGGAAGACACCTTCACCGCGCACAGTTACTCGTTCAGCGGCTTGAGCGACATGATCTTGCAGTTCGGTCAACAGATCTCGGGCGCTACGGGAATACCCTTGGTGCGGTTGTTCGGCCAGTCGCCTGCCGGTCTGAACTCCACGGGCGAGAGCGACATGCGTATGTACTACGACAACATATCGGCTCAACAGGAAAGCCGTATGCGCGAAGGCACACTCAAGATTCTGCGCGTATTGCACCGCTCGATGTTTGCCGCCGACGCGCCGGACTCGTTCGACTTCGACTTTGTGCCGTTGTGGCAGACCTCCACCAAGGAGAAATCCGAGATCGCAACTCAGATCACCAACATGGTTTCTTCGCTGTTCGAGCGCGGCATCATTGACCAAGCCACCGCGCTGCAAGAGCTCAAGCAATCCAGCGAACAAACCGACATTTTCAGCAACATCACGGAAGAACAAATTGAGGAGGCCAAGTTCGCTCCGCCTCCGATGCCAGTGGAAACCGTGCCCGTGGAAACCCTGCCCGAAGGTGGCGAAGAGCAACCGGTTCCGCTCGACTCTGAACCAGAAGGCGGCGTGTTCAAGAAGCTGAGGGCTTGGATCAATGGCTAAGTTCTCCGCCACTGCCGCCGCTGAACGCCAACTGGCCGCTCAGTTGCGCAGGGTCGCACGTATCATTGGCGGCATCGTAGAAGCCTACACAAACGGAGATTCCATCCGCGACAAGACGGCAATGAACAAGGCGCTGGACGACTACAGCAAAGCGCTCGGTCCATGGGCTGAAGTCGTCACGGGTCGGATCCTGCAAAGTGTTTCCAACAACAACGAACGCGCATGGACGCAAGCCACCAAAGCAATCGGCAAAGAGTTGCGCACGTTCTTGACTCAAACACCCATTGGTGCGGTGGCTCGTCAGCTGCAAGCCGAACAGGTCGAGTTGATCAAGTCCCTGCCGCTCGAAGCCGGTCTGCGCGCTCAGAACATAGCGCAGGAAGCCGCCATCGGCTCCAAACGCGCCGACGTCGCCGCGCAAGAGATCGCCAAGACAGGCAAAGTCACGGAAAGCCGCGCCACGCTCATCGCTCGCACCGAGATCGCCAAAGCCAACGCCGTCATGACCCAAGCTCGCGCTCAAGGCGCGGGGATCACGCATTACGTTTGGCGCACGGCTGAGGACGGAGACGTACGAGCCTCGCACGCAATGATGAACGGCAAGATATTCCGGTTCGACGATCCGCCCATGGTCGAGGGCGAAGGGCGTCATGGTCCAGGAGAGATTTACAACTGCCGTTGCTTCGCGGAACCAGTGATTCCGGAAGAATAATAATTTTGTTGTCTTTTATTACAAAATGAAGGATAATGTACTCAACACACAAGCAGGCTGGCTAATGCAGACAAAGACTCCAACACTGAGCAAAACACGCGATTTCGCCAAGAGTGAACCCAAGAGGTTTTATTCTGTTGCCAAGCTGTCTTCCAAGATCTCTGAAACGCCTGAAGGATTCCTCATCTGCGAAGGCGTGCCGATCACCCGCGCCGGAGACCTTGTTTACGCATCCTCTGAAACGCCGTTGGACTTAGGCTCTTCAGAGCAAACAATCATCAGCCGCTCGATTGAAGACATTCACGACGCGCAAACCATTGCTAGTTTCGAGGGTAAACCCGTGACTATCAATCACCCTGACGACTTTGTCACGCCGGAGAACTGGCGCGAGTTTGCCGTTGGGGTTGTTCAAAACGTTCGTCCTGGAACTGGCGAAGACAAGAACATGTTGTTGGCCGACCTGCTCATCACCGACGCGGAAGCTATTTCCGCCGTCAAGAGCAAGCGCCTGCGGGAAGTTTCTTGCGGCTACGAAGCGGAGTACGTTCAAACGGCTCCAGGACGCGGCAGACAAGAAAACATTTTAGGCAATCACGTAGCATTGGTGACATCTGGGCGGTGCGGTTCAGAATGTGCCATTTTCGATCACGCACCACAAAAGGAGAAGACTCCCATGACCATGAAAGAGAAACTCATGGGGATCTTTGGGAAGGCTCTAGATGAAGCCATGCCCGAAGACACCCCAAAGGCAAAGGCTGGCGATCAGCCCGATATGGCAGAGATGCTTGCCGCCATCATGGCTCGCCTTGAAAGCATTGAAGCAGGCATGAACGCTTCAACTGACGAGGAAAAAGAGCCGATGTCTGACGAAGACATGGAAAAAGAACCGATGTCTGACGAAGACATGGAAGGCGAACCCAAAGCCGACCACACCCCAGAAGAAGTGGCAACGTTGGAAGAGCGCTTGAGCGCGATGGAAACAAACATCGCAACCATCGCCGAAGCCGTTTCCAAGATGGTTGGGGATGAGGAAGAGGAAATGATGGACGAGGAAAAAGAACCCATGTCCGACAAGTCCTACGACTCAGACACAAGAATGCGCGCAGAAATTCTAGCTCCTGGAATGGGCAAGTGCAAGGACATCAAGTCCAAAGCACTCAAGCAAGCTTACTCAACCGAAGACGGCAAAGCCGTGATCGACAGTTTGCTTTCAGGCAAGACGCTAGACTCTGCCGACAAGAACATGTTGTTTGTTGCAGCTTCTGAACTACTGAAAGGTGTTCGTCGCTCGCATTTGAACGCACGTGTTGCTCTGGATTCATTGCCAGCCATGAAGCTCGGCGCAATGACCCCAGAAAAGATTAACGAACTCAACGCCGCTCGCTTCGGCAAACATTAAGGAGAAAACCATGACTGCTTTCCTATATCGCGCTCCGTCTGGTGTTGCCGGCGACATTACTCGTCAACAGGACACCATTGTAGAATCAGGCTTGCTCAACGCAGCCAGCGCACCGGCTTCGTTCGGCGCACCAGTGAAAATCGTTAGCGGCAAATTCGAGAAGATCGAAGCTGCTGACACTGCAGCCGACTTTTTCGGCATCTTGTCTCGTTCGGTTCCTAGCATCGCTGGCGACACCGGTCAGAGCTTCGGCACGGGCACGCCCAACGCTGAGGCCATCAACGGCATCGTCGTGCAAGGCTACATCAACGCCGTTTGCGCTGTGGGCACGCCAGTACGCGGCTCTTCAGTGTTTATGCGTATCGCCGTTGACACAGGCAAAGCTGTTGGCGACTTTGAAACCGCGCTCGTCACTGACGAAACCGTTGCGCTGACAGGCGTGACTTGGGCTGTTGACGGCAAAGATGCCAGCAACGTTGCTGAAATCCGTATCGCTTAAGGAGCACAAGATGAAAACATTCGATTCAACTCTGGCGTACTACGTCAACCAGCTAGACAATTTAGACCGTACATTGTACGAACCTTTGACCAACGTGACTTGGGGTCGTGACATCAAGTTGCGCACCGGCATCTCGATGGCCAACGAGTCAACCTCGTTCATCCGTTCAACGCTCGGCGGCGTCGGTTCGCAAAGCGCTTCCGGCAAGCCTTGGTTGTCTCCCAACTCAACAACCCTCCCTGGAGTGTCGGTCGACGGCGAACGCATCGTTTTGCCTTTGCGCTTGTTGGGTCAAGAAATCAGCTACACGTCTGTTGAGCTAGAACGCAGCCAGTTGCTCGGTCAGCCGATCGACACGCAAAAGTTCAACGCAATGAACTTGATGTACCAGATGCACACAGACGAGATGGTTTACATCGGTGACACAGACGTTGGTGCAACCGGCTTGCTGAACAGCTCGTTGGTGACTTCTGGCTCTGTGACCAACGGCGCTGCTGGCACGCCTGCTTGGACGACCAAAACACCGACCGAAATCCTCAAGGACGTCAACGACCTGATCCAAACCACTTGGGAAGCTTCTGGTTACGCTGTTTGCCCTGACAAGCTGTTGTTGCCGCCTGCGCAGTTCGCTTACATCAGCTCACAGCTGATCTCAGCAGCCGGTAGCGCTTCGATCTTGACTTTCTTGGAAGACAACTCGATCAGCCTGCGCGTGAATGGTCGCAAGCTCGACATCCAGCCTTTGAAGTGGTTGACCGACCGAGGAGCTGCTGGTGCTGACCGTATGATCGCTTACACCAACGACGAAAACCGCGTGCGCTTCCCAATGGTGCCCGTGCGTCGTGAAACGCCTTATTACCTCGGCATCAAGTTCAATGCCCCTTACATCTGGGCATTCGGCGAAACCGAGTTTGTGTATCCTGAAACTCTACGATACGCAGACGGCATCTAAAAGGAGAACGGCATGCAAGTCCAATTCAATCGTCCGGTGACCATATCTGGTGTTACGTACGGAAAAGGACAGCATGCCGTTCCTGACGAAGTTAAAGGAGACTGGTTCTTTGAGGCTCTCGTTAAGGACGGTGATGTTGTGGTTCTTCGTGCAGAAAAAGTTCATTCTGTTCCAACTCCGGCTGTTTCGGCTCCGGCTGTTGTGGCAGAGCAGGTTCAGAACGCTGCAAAGGCACCTGACGTTCTCGACGGAACGACCAAACAGATCGCTGCGGCGATTCAAGGGTTGGAAGTCGAGCAACTGATGGAGTTGATGGAACGCGAACAAGCAGGCAAAACCCGCAAGGGCGTTGTTCGGTTGCTCGAAGAAGCGCTCGGAGCTGAATGATGGACGTGGCGAAATTCCGCACAGACTTTCCCGAGTTTGCGGAAGCCGCTCGTTACACGAACAACGCTGTAACGTTCTGGTCAGGCATCGGCGAAAAGCTCGTGTCGCAAGATCGTTTCGGCAACTTGTACACTGAGGCTGTTGAACTCTTCACGGCGCACAATCTGGTTTTGGCGACAGGCAACAAGTCTGCGGCTGCATCGGGAGCGCTTCCTGGAGGGGCTGGCGGCGCGGTGGCGAGCAAGGCGGTGGGCTCTGTGAACGTGTCTTACGACAACGCTTCATCGGCAGAGTTGAACGCAGGCCATTGGAACCAAACGACCTATGGTCGGCAGTACATTCGCTTGGCAAGACTAATAGGACAAGGGTGCGTGCAGTTATGATGAGAGTTACCATAGACAACGTCGAAAACATGTTGAAAGCCGTCAAAGCGATGGCCAATCAACGCGTGCTCGTCGGCGTGCCGTCTGAGGAATCTCCCCGTCGTGGCGAACCCGTGAACAACGCGACGTTGGCTTACATTCATGAAAATGGATCGCCAGCTCGCAACATTCCAGCTCGACCCTTTTTGGTTCCAGGAGTGGAAAGCGCAAAAGACAAATTGGTCAAGACCCTCAAGGTCTACGCCACGCGTGCTCTGAACGACGAAAACGCGATCGAACAAGGTTTGAACGCCGCCGGTTTGGTGGCACAAAGCGCAGTCAAGAATCGCATTCGCTCTGGCGAGGGGTTTGCTCCGCTCAAGCCTTCAACGCTCGCGGCGCGTCGTCGCAAAGGCGCTCAAGGCACCAAGCCTCTGATCCGCACAGGCCAGTTGCTTAACAGCATCACTTATGTTGTGAGGGACAAGTAATGGCTCTGCTCGACGTTTCTGATTTGTTGGTCGACCCAGATTTTACCAATGTGGTGACTTTGATCAAGCGCTCCGCAACGGTCAACGAGCACGGGGAAACGGTTTTGACGGAAGCGTCTTGCCTAATCTCCGCCGTGGTGCAAGGGGACAACCCTGAAGTCTTAGAGCGGCTCCCACAAGGAGCGCGGTTGTCGGACATCATCACGGTTTACACTCGTGCTGAGTTGGAAGTTGAAAGCAACAGCGGATACGCAGACGTTGTTGTTTGGCGCGGTCGCAGGTTCCAAGTGCAAGATGTTGCAGAAGACTTCATGAACTACGGCGCTGGCTTCACCAAGGCGTTTTGCATGTTGGAGCCTGCTCATGTCTAACACGAGCGCCACCGGCGGGTACTTGCTTGAGGGTTCGCCCAAGCCGTCTGAAGGGCAGGCGTTGCGCCGGTTCCTGCATGGCGTTTTGGTGGGTGTGACTGGGTTGTCTAACAGCCTCGTTCGCCAGTCTTGGGAGGCCAATCCGGCTCCCGTGCCGAGCATTGAAACAGATTGGTTGGCGTTCGGCATTGAGTCACAACGGGCGGAAGCCGGTGACCCTTACCATCGACAAAGAGAAGACGGCTCCGCGTTGCTTATTCGGCACGAGGAGTTGGACGTTGCTTGCATTTTCTATGGACCAAACGCTCAAGGCAATGCAAATTTGTTGCGCGACAGCATGTATTTGGCGCAAAATAGGGAAAGCATGTACGCGGTCAATATGGGGCTGGTCGGTTTTTCAGAAACTTTTCACGTCCCAGAGTTGATCAACGACAGGTTCTTTGACAGGGCAGACATAACAATGACGCTGCGCAGAGAAATTCGACGCGAGTATCCCGTGCTCAACTTTGTTGGTGCTGACGGAGCTATTTTAGCAAACAGAGATGTAACCACGCTGTCCAGAGAATGGTCAGTTTAATTTAGGAGAAATGACATGGCTCAAGGTTTGAATGTTGGACGGCTCGTTCGAGTTTCAGTCAACCTAGCACCGCTCGCGGCGGCTCGTCGCGGCTTCGGCACGCTACTTATTGCAGGCGACTCCAACGTCATCGACGGATCCGAGCGCATGCGCTCTTACGTGGATCTTGAGTCGGTGGCTGGGGACTTCGGCACGTCTGCACCAGAATATCTGGCAGCGTCGCTTTACTTCGGTCAGTCGCCACGACCCAACAACTTGATGGTTGGTCGTTGGTTGCGCACGGCAACAGCCGCGCTGCTCAAGGGCGGCATCTTGACCGCGACCGAACAACTAATGAGCGCTTGGACAGGCATCACAGACGGCTCGTTCCAAATCACTGTAGACGGCGGCACGGCTCAAAGCGTGACCGGCTTAGACTTCAGCGGCGAAACGAACCTCAACGGCGTGGCCAGCGAGATCAACACCGTCCTGACCGGCGCAACAGCTTCTTGGGACGGCTCGCGATTCATCGTGACCAGCTCAACAACCGGCACGTCTTCAGAACTCGGCTACGCTTCGGCGGCTGCTTCTGGCAACGACATCAGCGGCTTGCTCAAGCTCACTTCTGACTTGGCTCTGGCTCCGGTGAACGGCTTCGGTGCGGAAACGCCTGTGGAAGCCTCCGCCGAGTTCGCAAACATGTCGGGTGCTTGGTACGGTTTGTCGTTCGCGGCGAGCGTAATGCCAGACGACAACGCGCTGGTCGCAGTTGCTCAGTTCATTGAAGGCGCGAGCGTCAACCGAATATTCGGCGTCACTGAGACCGACACACGCGTGTTGGACGCAACCTTCACCACGGACTTGGCTAGTCGGTTCAAGGACTTGAACTACAAGCGCACATGCGTGGCCTACTCGGCAAACCCCTACGCGATCACATCGTTCATGGGGCGTGCGTTCTCGGTGAACTTTTCCGCGAACCGTTCGACCATCACATTGATGTACAAGCAGTCTCCTGGAGTTGTGGCCGAACGCTTGACGGAAACGCAAGCGCAAACCTTGAAGGCCAAGCGCTGCAACGTGTTCGTTCAATACCAAAACGACACAGCCATCATCCAATACGGCGTCATGTCTGGTCAAGCCTACTTCGACGAGATTCACGGGCTGGACTGGTTTGCTGATTCGTTGCAAACGAGCTTGTACAACTTGCTTTACCAAAGCAAAACCAAGATCCCACAAACCGACGCCGGTCAAAATCAATTAGTCAACGGCGCGGCCAGCGTTTGCTTGGAAGCGATCAACAACGGCTTGGTTGCTCCAGGACAATGGAACGCCGACGGCTTCGGCCAGATCGAGCGTGGCGACTTCTTGGAAGAGGGCTTTTACATCTACACACCGCCCATGGCAGCACAAGATCAATCTATTCGTGAACAGCGCATCGCGCCTCCGATTCAGATCGCTCTCAAGCTCGCCGGTGCGATCCACGAAATCGACGCCATTGTCGACGTCAACCGCTAATTAAGGAGAATTGAATCATGAGCACTTATTCTTTCCAAGACGTCGCCGCCGCAATTGTGGGCGTTGGAGGCTCGATCAACCTCGCGAGTGGCGCTTCAGTCGCTCAGGAAGGCTTGACGATCGAAGCCGTTGAAGACAAAAACATCATGACCATTGGTGCAGACGGTTCAGGCATGCACTCTTTGTCTGCCAACGAATCCAGCACGGTCACCGTTCGGTTGTTGAAAACCTCGCCTGTGAACGCGCAGTTGCAACTGATGTACAACCTGCAAACCAAGTCATCGCTCACTCACGGCAAGAACGTGATCACTGTGCGCGACGTGGTGCGCGGCGACGCCATCATCTTGACCAATGCAGCGTTTGCTCGTCGTCCTTCAGTGACTTACGCCAACGAAGGCGGCATGAACGACTGGACTTTCCACGCAACCAAAACCACCCAGATCTTGGGCGTTGGAACACCGGAGATTTAAGCCATGGAATTTGAAATGGACGGCCAGACGTATCGTGTGAACAAGATCGACGCTCGATCGCAATTCCACATCGTCCGGAGACTGGCTCCCGTGATCGGTGAGCTGCTTCCAGCTTTGAAAGGCGGCAAAGGGGGCGAAGACGCCATCCCGCCGCTGGCCAATGCTGTTGCTCAACTTTCAGACGCTGACGCAGACTATTGTTTGTTCGGTTTGCTGAAAGCTCTTTCCCGCAAACAACCGCAGGGCACGGGTTGGGGACCAGTCACAACCGGCCAACAATTGATGTATGAAGACATCACGATGCCTGTTATGCTTCAATTGGCTTGGAAGGCTTTGGCAGAGAACATGTCAGGTTTTTTCGCCGCTCTCCCCTCGGATTTACAAGAAGTAGCCCAGAGAGCAAAAGGCCAGTAAAATGGGTCTCTCTGCCGGAAGGGGAGGATTGGCTGCTGCGACCAGTGCTCAAGGGGTTGTGCAAGTATGAAAGTCTAATTGATTGCACGCTGGCTTTGTCTGACGTCGCTTTGATGAACGAGGCGCTAGACGTGCAAGAGGAAAATGAAATGCGATATCGAGAGGCCAACAAATGAGCGGTGAAACCATCAAGGAGTTCCTCGTTGGTCTCGGATTCGAAGTCGACCAAAGCTCCTTAAACAACTTCAGCGCAGGCTTGAAAAAGGCGACAATTGCTGTCACAGCGATCGGCGCTGCTGCAACCGCTGCAGCCGGATTAGTGACCAAGTTCGTTACAGACGTTGCCAGAGATTTTGACGCCATTTCAGACCTCGGACTGCGCGTCAACGCCACCGCGCACGAGATCATGGAACTGGGCTACGTTGCCTCGCTCACTGACTCAAGCATGGAGGCTGTGGCAAGCTCCCTAGACAGGTTCAACCGCATCGCCGGTGAAGCCGTAATGGGCACAGGCGAAGGCGCGGAAATATTCAAGCGCCTCGGCTTGAGCTTGCGCGACGCCAACGGCGAAGTGAAGAACACGGCATCGCTGATGCAGGAAGTCGGCGACGCG